TCATCTCTTTGTTGATACGGTACTATACTGAATCAAACAATCGCTTCTAAAGGGCCTATATCTGGCCCGACACAATAATAATAATATAATAGTAGTACTGTTTAATAGTAGTACTGAGTGTGTAGTAGTACTGTTTAATAGTAGTGCTAGGTTCCCTTCCTTCCTTCCTTCTTTTCTAATAAACTAACCTCTTTATTAGTGAGTGTTAATTAACTAACTTAAAAGGAGGATTAGGAGAAAATGGTTGAGGTTGAATGTAAATTAGAAGAAAAATTAGAACAATTAGGTGGGGTAATGCTGAGGTTTATAGATATTATAGAAAAAGTAGAGCATAAAGTAGATTCTTTGAATTTAGCCCTTGATGGTTTGATTGCCAGAATGGGAATATTAGAAGATAAAATGTTACAAATGGAGGGTGCTTATGAAGATTAGATTAAAAGTAATAATACAATTTGGTATATATGAAAAATTATTTATATTTCACAGAAACAATCATGATAAAATGCCTGATAATGAATTACTTATCAGAGAGTTCTTAACACATTATCATAAAGGACATCCTAACGCAAGGATTCCTAGTGATATTAAAGTAAAGACTGTAGAGGTGTTCTAAAATGCCTAGAGGGAAACTCTCTGATAAACAGATAAAGTATTCCCAATTAGTTGCTTCGGGTATGGAAGAAAATTTGGCGGTTATAGAGGCGGGTTATATAGAAGAGTTTAAATGGCAATCACTGAACAAACTTAAAAATAACAAACGTATCTCTGCCAGAATAGAAATGCTTAAGTCAGGTGAGCATTTATCAGTGGATGAGGTCGCTTCTCGTGCTGATAGAGAGGCTTTTTGGACAAGTATGATGAATGACCCAAAGAACTCTGGTAACGTTAGATTAGAGGCATCTAAACTCCTTGGAAAAGCACAGGGTGATTTTATAGATAGAAGAGAGGTAGACACTACAATAAGAAACGAACCAGTAGTATTAATACCAAAGATATCTCCTGAAGACTGGGAATCGTTTTGGGAGGAAAAAAACAAATGATCAATTTAATGGCTTTTGTTGATGAGGGGCTTTCTTCTTTTTCTAATGAGGTAGCGGAACAAGCAATGGAAGTCATAATTGATACCGCCTCTGGTGATGAAGATATACAAACACTTTTAGAGTCAACAAAGAAATATGCTTTAAAGTTCGAAGAACAAATTATAACTGATATGGATGGTGGAGAGGCTGATTTCGGTATTTTAAATACCTTCTCAGACCTATCACCACACGGGTTCTTCGACTGATGACCAATAATATAATATGGATGCCACAGCCTGGTTCTCAAACTGCCTTCATCACATGTCCATATTGGGAAGTTCTTTATGAAGGTACACGAGGTCCTGGTAAAACTGATGCTCTAATAATGGATTTTATACAACATGTAGGTAAAGGTTATGGGCCTGCTTTTAGAGGAATATTATTTAGAGAAAGTTTTCCTCAATTAGGTGATGTTATAAGTAGAACTAAAAAATACTATACGCAATTATTTCCTGGAGCAAAATTTCACTCTACTCAATCAAAGTGGATATTTGAGGATGGTGAAGAGTTATTATTTAGGCAAATGAAAAATCCTGATGATTATTGGAACTACCATGGACACGAATACCCTTGGATTGCGTGGGAAGAGTTGACTAACTGGCCTAATATGGAGTGCTATGAGAGTATGAAGGCGTGTAATAGATGTAGTATTGTAGGAGTACCTATCAAGTATAGAAGTACATGTAACCCTTGGGGGGCTGGACATAGCTGGGTTAAACGTTATTTTATAGACCCTGGCGCCCCAATGTCAAAGATTGTAAATGATAGTGGACAAATAAGAACAAGGATACATGGTAATATTAGAGAAAATAGGATACTACTTAACGCACAGCCTGATTATATAAGAAGTTTAGAAAGTTTAGCTGATCCACATAAAAGGAAAGCGTGGTTGGAAGGTTCATGGGATATTGCTGCTGGAGGTTTCTTTGAGGGAATATGGAATCCAGATAAACACATCATTCAGCCCTTTAAAGTACCATCTACATGGAAACACATAATAGGATTTGATTGGGGAAGCCAAAAACCTGGGTCTCTTGGTGTATGGGCCAAAAGTGATGGGCGTATTCTACCTAATGGTAGACAGTATCCTAGAGGTTCTATTATAAGAGTAGATGAGTGGTACATAGCAGAGAAAGATAATAAAGGAATGACAGTTCCTGATAAAGGTTTGAGGCTTGATAATGAGAAAATGGCTGAAGGTATATATGAAATGACTAAAGACCTTAATATAAGCCAATGGGTTGCTGATCCAGCGATATTTAGGGACCAGTCTGGACCGAGTATACAGAAGCAGTTTAATAAGATAAAGAAGTTACCATTTAGGCCCGCTGATAATGAGAGAATAACTGGTTGGCAGAGTGTAATTAGACTTATGAGTGAGTCAGCAAAAGATATTCCAGAGAGCCCAGGACTATGGGTGTTTGATACATGTAGGGATTGGATCCGAACTGTTCCAACACTTATGAGAGATGATAAAAATATAGAAGATATAAATACAACAAGTGAAGACCACATTGCTGATGAGACAAGATATGTTTGTCAAACCGTACGGCCGTCACTAAAAGCAAAACCACTACTAATTTAGGAGGTAGTATGACGATAAAAGGAACAGTACATTCAACATCAGAGGCGTACGATGTGATGTCAGAGAACTGGACATTACCGGTGGCGTTAATGGGTGGCGAGAAAGCGATGAAGACTTCTGGTAGAGAATATCTTCCGCAAGAGCCTATGGAGGATGACGCACAGTATAATAATAGAGTAGAAAGGTCTACTTTAAAGAACTACTTTGCTTGGGCAGTAGAGAACCATACAGGTAGGGTTTTTAGCAAACCCATAGTGTTGAGTGAGGATACACCTGTAGAAGTAGTAGAGTATAATAGGAACCTAGACTTTATGGGGAGCAACACCAATAATTTCTATAGGTCAGTATTTAAAGACATGTTGGTAAAAGGAATTAGTTATGTCTATGTTGACTATCCGAGAGGTGCTAAAGACCTAACGCTCGCTGAGGAATTAGAGGCTGGTCTTAGGCCTTACTGTCTACATATCAAAGCAGAACAACTGATTAAAGCCGTTCCAGCCATAGTTAATGGTAGAGTAGTATTAGCAAGGGCGCATATATTGGAGAATGTAGAGGTTCCAAATGGAGAATGGGAAACAAGAACAATTCAACAGGTGAGAGTTCTTTATCCAGGGTACTGGGAAGTATGGCAGATGAACAGTGATAATAACTGGGTTTCGGTTGATAGTGGAGAAACATCTCTTACTTATATACCACTGGTACCTTTATATGGGAATAAAGTAGGTTTCTTTAATGGTACCTCTCCATTACAGAATCTAGCTTATCTTAATAGAGCACACTGGCAGTCTTTATCAGACCAAATGAATATTACACATGTCGCCAGAGTTCCTATTCTGTTTGGTACTGGGTTCGATAATGAAGATAGTCTTACTATTGGGGCAAAAGTATCCATTCTTGGCCCCGAGGGCAGCGATCTTAAATATGTAGAACATACAGGCAAAGCAATTGAGTCAGGTATGGCAGAACTCAAAGACCTTGAAGAAAGGATGTTGTTAGAAAGTCTTGAATTAGTAAATGGTGGAGGAGATACCGCTACTGGTAAATCACTAGATGTATCAGATGCCAACTGTTCTCTACAAGACCTATCCCTTAGATTACAGGATATGATTACTAAAGTTAATTATATACTGTGTGATTGGGATGGTTTAGAAAGAAAAGGATCGGCACTCGTAAACACCGATTTTGGATTACATCTTCGAGATGGTTCTGAAGCAAATGTATTACTTAAAATGAGACAGAATAAAAGTATCTCTATTGAAACTTTTCATAGGGAGATGAAGCGTAGGGGCTTACTCTCACCGGACTTTAATAGTGAAGAAGATATAAAACTATTGAAGGTTGAAGTAGCCTCAGCCCCACAACCATATGTGGATGAGTCTGGTAAACAAATAGTAGGTGATGGTAAAGAGATTGATTTAGATACAGGTAAACCACGAATAGAATAAAAATAAAATAGGGCGGGAAGCCCGATAATGACGGGAGGTTATTATGGCATTAGAAACATTGATAGATAATTTAGAAGGTGTAGAGGAAAAGTACCAAGACCTTTATGTAAAAAACTCAGACGGGAAGTTTGAGATTAACATAGATGGTTTGAAGTCAACATTAGCTAAAGAAAGGGTAGCAAGAAAGAAGTTAGAAAAACAAATCAGTACCAAACAGGATCCTGATTTAGACAGTGTAGAACTACAGAATCAACTGAAGGAGGCAAAATCTACAATTAATACTATGAAGATTACAAGCAAACTTAAAAACATAGCAATAACGGCAGGTATTGACGCTGAATATGTTGATGATGTAATTACACTAACAAAGGGGAACTTTGGTCTAAATGAGGAAGGTGCTGTAGTTATAGTTGATGCTGATGGGGAACCAACGGAAAAATCGGTAGAAAACTTTTTTAGTAACGACTTTAAAAAGAAGAAACCACGGTTTTATATTGGTACTGGAAGGACTGGTGGAGGTTCACAACCAAATTTGGATGGAGATCTTCCATTATCACATGAGGGTAAGATAAAAAAAGCATTGGCTGAGAAAAATTTAGCCGCATTAATACATTTAAAACACAATAAAAAATAAACAATAATAGGAGATATTATCATGGCAACATCAACTACAGAAACATTCCCACAGTATGCTGGGGAGCTATTCATGTTCGGAAACTACAGCAATCCTTTTTTGGCATCACTAGGAACAACTGGTAGAATAGTAAACAACTTTGACTTTGCGGTAAGTTCCTCTTTTACACTAGCATCAGGTACTCAGGATAGTGTAAGTGAGACCGCAAGTTTGACAGCACCAACCGTGTTTGAGTCTTATACAAGAGACCAGGACGTAAATACATGTCAGATTATTCAGAAGTATGTGAGAACATCTAACAAGATGCTATCTTCATATAACAAACTGATAGGAAACACCAGTGATTATGGCGCTGTTGATGGTATGAACGCAATCACCGATGTACATGAACATAATGTACAGGCAACACTAAAGGAGATTTACCGTGACCTTAATTACTCATGCTGGAATGGTGTTTATCAGAGGGCAGCTAACGCTGCTACGGCAGGGCTTACCAGAGGGCTTAATGAAGCTATTACTACAAACGTTTCTAATTCGGGTGTTACTATGGCTAACATCACTAAAACAATAATTGATACCCATCTCGCCTCTATGGCAGATAAAGGTATTGATATGAGTGGTGTAGTTATTTGGGTAGGTTCAGCAGCAAAGATTAAAATATCAAATCTTTACTCTCTTAGCCTTCAGTCACAGCCCAGAGATCGTAACGTAGGCGGTGTTAATGTTCAGAGTTTGGTAACAGACTTTGGAGAGTTCCCGATAGTATATGATTTCGATATTCCAGCAGGAAAAATATTCTTTATCAATATGCCAATGATTTCCAACGTGTGGTGTCCAGTCCAAGAAAAAGGAAACCTCTTCTATGAAGATAAGAGTGACGCAGCCGCTGGTAAAACTGGTATGATTTATGGACAGTGGGGTCTTGATTACGGTGCTGAAGAACTACATAGTGTAATTACAACCTCATAGTATTAAACTAACCTCTATATAAGTAGAGAAGCTAAAAACAGATGACAGGTACGCCATATTTGTCATTTCCTCCGAAGGGGTAACGACGCGGCAGTTGTTGCCCCTTTACAATTTGACATCAAAGGAATCAATGATTATTATGGAAGATATAAAAAGATCCGGTGTTACTGGTGTTCTTTGGGTAAGGTCAAGTAAGAAGTGGTCTGTAGGAATAACACTTCACAAAAGGAAGATTCATTTAGGGCTATTTAAAGAAGAAGATTTAGATATAGCAGTAATGACTAGATATATGGGAGAACAGTTATATCATCAAGAGTATGATTATGAACCAACATTAGCATATAAGTACCTTAAAACAAGGAACTTAATATAAACCATCAAATGGTGTTAGAATGATTTTTAGGAGTCAGTATGAGCCGAATAAAAACAATGGAAACAATAGAAGATATTTTACATGTAGACATACCCTATCAAAATCTTAGTGAACAAGAGATAATGATACTTTTAATAATAGTTAACTCTAAATCTTCGAGTTCATGTTCAAGAAAAGAAGCAAGACATATCTTGGAGAGTTATAAAAACAAAACAAAATGGAGAAATAAAATATGAGCGACTACTTTCACAAAATATATCATAAAGAAGTGACTTGGGCAGATGATACAGAGATTACAGAACAGCAAAAAAACAATATAGAAGTAATGAAGAGTGGCGCTATTTATCTATATACTATGTTAGTAGATAATATCGTTAGAAATGATTGGATTGATCATAAAGGATACCCTCTTAAAAAGAAATACTATAATAATAATACTTTAGTATGTTCATATAGTAGTGAAACACTACAGAAGAGGTGTGGTGTTGGTAGAAGGGTGTACGACAAGTGGATTAAAGTGCTTAAAGACGCTAATTGGATTGTTATTAGTAGGGGAGTTAGGGATGGTCAAAAAGTCTATGTTTTAGGCACTTGGGAGATTATAAATGATAAGTACACAGAGACTTTATATAAGTATATAACTACTAAAGAAACTGAACCAAATGATGCTTTAACAGCGTACTACGCAAGTGATGAATTTGATATGGAATATTAGGTTGATCTACACGGACTGTACACTAATGTACAGACCGGACTGTACACCAGTGTACAAGTATAATAGATTAGTACTTAATAGATTAAGTAATATTAGTATTAATACATAAGTACCATACAAAAAACTGGATTTTAATATTTTTAAACAACTTAATCAAAACTTATAAAAACTTAAAAACAAACTCTTTAGAAATAGTATTGCTTCAGTAGTTTTATATTTTAGGTTTTGATAAAGTAGGTGGTTTTAACTTTTACAATTGGTGATGAGGTGAAGTATTTAACTAACCTCTATATAAGTAGAGTTAATGAGTAAAATATAATAAGGAGGTAAAAAAACTATGTCAACTAAAACTCTAACGGTAACGATGACTGAAGATGAAATGAAAGCTCTTGAGCAGTTTATTAGTCGAGTCAATCTAAACGCCAAAGAAGTTCCAGTGTGGAATGGTTTGATTGCTACTTTTTCTAGAGCAGTACAAACACCAGTAGATGAATCAGAAGTAGATTATGTAGAGTAAATAGAAAGTGTTTGGGTCTTGTCAACCTAAATTTTTTTCTCCTAAAGAAGGGCCTTGGAACTTAAAAACTCTAAGGCCCTTCTTAATTTATCTACTCAAATCTTAGTTCATACTCCCCATTATAGTTGAGTACAGTGTCAATACTACCACCTAAAAATATTACTGGTCTTACACCATGTACATAGGCAGGGTTGTATTGTTTTACTTTACCATCAGCACCTATACCAAAACCATCCCTTGTCCAATATTCAGTATTATTGGCTAGTCCTAATGTAGGATTATCAAATGACGCTATTCTTAGATTTTCAGACTCAAAATATGGAATATGTGTGCCGCTTTGTATACCTACAGATGTCTCACCACTAACCTCAACTTTAGATAATATACTTATTGAGTCGGTTACTTTTTCATTGGCAGTCTCAGTGAAAACACCTTGTAATTTACCTATCATTTCAGGAGTGAGTAATGAATAAAACTCGTTGGTTAGATATTTTCTCATAAATGTAGAAGTCCAGGGGCTACTAGGGTAAGCAGCTCCTATTTCGGTAGTACCGTTAAAAGATATTAGGCTCCATATTTTATCTGTTATTAGTGTTGTTACACCTATTTTGTGATGATTTTGTGCTACTACTCTCCATATGGGGGTATTATCTCTATATGGGTCTATAACTAATGCTCCTGGTTCCAAAGTACCTAATTTTACAAATAACTTATCTACATCATCACCTATAGAATAAGACCTTACATGTAATTTGTATGTTATGTCTATATTAGTAGGTGAACTTGTTTTAACATTTAATACCTTAAAGAAAGTATCTCCTATCTTTAATTCATCACCTATTCTTGGCATACCATGTCTTGTACTTAATACTATTTGTTTATCACCTTTTTGTATATTAGTACCATCTACAAAAATTTCACTGAAACTACTTTGTACACCCATAACTTTAGTAATGAGTGTGTTATAGGTAGTTTCTCCTGTAACACTATCACGGCCCCCATCTATTTTATGGTAGAAATACATTGGGGTACCAAATCTTAATAGTGCTTTGTGGGCTATATTCTCGAATCTCTCATATGATATCCCCATACTAAACCTCCACTATTTTCTTAAGTCTATCAACTTCTAATGATAATTCTTGTATAGCTTTAATCATTGGTGCTATAAATTCTTCATATCTTAGGCCATATGTATCGGCCTCTTCGTTATAAATTACTCCAGCAAAAAAATCATTACCCTTTCCCATAGTTTTGAGTAGGGTTTCTACTTCCTGTGATATAAGACCGTGGTGTTGTCTTACTCCCCCAAGTCTTTTAAATGCCACTGGATTGAGTTTATTTATGAAGCTAATACCTAAGGTCTCTTTTTTAATCTCTTCCTTTTCACGGGCATCAGACACTTGTATAGTACCGTTTGTTGCGTATACATCATCCCACCTGTTAAAAGCAGTTCCTAAATCACTCGCGTTATCAGTGGCGGGAATCACATTACCATGTACTATAAGTTTGTTACCATCTGCTGGTGAAGGCAGTCCAGTAAAACCTATATAAACCTTACCCAATCCTCTATTCAACATCATAGGGCTGTTACCCATACTCTCAGCGCCAGTTGAGCCTGATGGTAGTAAATCACAGTTTATTGTTGCTACTTTATCAGTATCAATAAACATTTTTAGATATCTATAACTATTAGTAGGATCCATTATAGATATTCCCTGTGATGGGCCGTTGGTAGCTGGTGCTATAATTAGTCTTCCAGATCCCTCATTAAGGAATTTATCACCTATTATGACATTACGGTTATTGGTAACTAAAAACGTTTCTTCCTCTACTAAACTTGCCGCAGAATACATCCATATACCTAACCCAGGAAGCCCATAAGCTTCTTTCCAAACATAACCACCTGTTTTGCTCATTACTTGTATCAACTTACTAGCTATGTGACAGACCCCTGGTCTTACTCCTAACCCTCCTTGGTATATCACAGACATGGGGTCTCCTGCTACATATGTGTGCCCAAATCCGCTTGAAAAGCTTATAGAGGGGGTTTGTCCCCATAGGCTTACAGTTGACTGGCCACCATCTACGAATTGTTTTGGCCAGTCACCACCAGTAACACTTAAGATTCCTTTTCTTCTAGCTAAGTCACACGTCCCGATAGGAACGGTCATTTTATTAAGCCCGCTGGACTCTCCTCCCCGTATGTGTACACAACCTTTATTATCTAAACGTAACGGAAGATACTGTTCATTAGTACCAAAAAGTATGTCTGAATAAATAACATCTTGTGTTACTTCAGTAACCTGGAACTGAATCTTTGCCCCCGCTTGATATGCTGACCAGTATGTACACGGATCATGATCTCTACCATTACCTCTGGCTTGTCCAATAGCTAAAATTTCACCAATAATTGTCCCTACAGTACATGCTCCATTATTTACGTTTTCAAGTGCTACATCTATAGCAGAGCCTTCTTCACGAAAACTACCCATAGACCTTCCACCCATAGACCTAAAAAATACAAATTGATTTGTATATATAGTATTGTTATATCCGTTTTTTCTATTATAGTTTTCTAAAAAAAGCCTAGTTGTATAGGAATTAGATATCAATCTAGCTCCCCAAGTACTTTGGTCTGAATTTTCTACTGTAGTGGGTTCTCCAGAAACTGAAAATATCAATGCGTCTCTACTTACTCCGGTGGCTATGTGTACACCACCTTGATTACAGAATACCCTATGATCGTCTGTACAGTTGTAACAGTATGGATCTGATGTTATCTTACTATTGTATCCTATAGAGTTAACCAACTCTTCTGGGATTCTACTATCTATTTGATCCAGAACCCACTGAGCGGTAGGCATTACATGGTCCATTCCCCAAGCGTATCTTGTGGGTACACTCGTTCCCCAAGGGCTAGCGCCTACGTTTGACGACACTGTTAGTACCGGGGTTTGATTAGATTGTATTATACCAGAAACAAAATTTTCACTACCATCATCAAAAAATAGTTTTGTTCTTAAACGTATACGTCCAAAATGAACATATGGACTAGCCCCTATAACTATCTCATTTTCTGAATAGTGAAAGTCTACTCTTGCGGGTGTAGTACCACCAGATTCTTGCCATTTAGGATCAGCATATCCAAATTGTATACCTGTCCTACACTCTATCCAACCACCCCTATCCATCCTTTGATTATTGTCAAGTGCGGCGTAGTCCCATGAAATACGCCCTATTACAGTATTCTGTAGCACATGTAAAGGTGCTTCTGGTGTCCCCCTCATTTTCATAAAAGATATATTAGGCCCGTGATGGGTGGGTATCTGTCCATAAGTTTGGTGTGTATCCCACCCTACTAAACCTAAAGAACTACCTGCTTCATCTGCTACTATTACAGTATGTTTTTGATGAACCCACAACTCCTGTGACCAAGTTCTACTTGCCCATGTTGTACGTGCGGTAGATGGTTCTTCATAGTTCCACATATTACAGCCCTCATCTACTGTACTAAAAAATTTTAATTGGTTGAATTTTTTTGTTCCGAATAGAAAATGAGAACCATAAAGTTTTGTACCCTCTATTCCACCGTAACCCATTCTAGATCTGGGCCATGATTTTGCGTCAACAAATGACTGGGCATTAGTTCCAATTATATCTAAAGTGCGGTTTATTTCAAAGTTTAGAAATCCATCTGAGAAGTCTGTAGTTATTCCATTTACTCCGAGTGTGAATGTATCACCAGTATTAGTAATTAAAAATCCTCCAACATCCCCAGCTTGGTTAGCATTATCTACATAGTTTTTAACAGCCGCTGTCGTAGGTAAAGTATCTCCAGAGAATGATTGGTCATTAATGTTTTCTGTTATTCCTGCTATACCAACCGAGTTTGCTAAATGGAAAAAACCGTGTTCATCAAACCTACCAACCTCATTACCAAATATAGAAAATTTTATTTTTGGTGTAATCCCATCAGAATTTTCACAATCCACCCTTGCCCCAGTAATTGTAGAATCAAATACCTCACTAGGAAGAGTGCCGCTTATAGTTGCTAATGCTTCATCAAATTCTCCTCTTATTTGACTAACTTTACGTGCTACACCATCGGCTGTTAGAAGTGTTCTTGCCATGTTATAATCACCTACAACATCCATGTCGTTGAGTATTGTGTCTACTTCTACTCCGAGTCTTAACTTAATACCCCCACTAGCACCACCTACTGCTTTTAGATTGGTCTGCCACACTCCGGCGTCTGTCTTGGTTTGAAGCCACAAAGACATTCTGTGTAGGTTAATACTTGGTGATGAAAACTCATCTACACCATATATCCTTGCGTATTCAGTTATACCATTATGATCGTAATTAAAAGTACTCCAATTTAAAGAACCTATGAAATCTCCACCCCTAGTAGGTTTAGTTATTCCAACATCTAAACTACTACTTTTTACAAAATCTATACGTTGACCGTCGTTATATCCATCACCAAAATGAATCAACTTAAAACCCTCTTGGTTGCTTGTGTAAGTAGGTCCTGTTGATTTTACCATCAAAGCACCCCAGTTATTCTCAAGACTTGGGTTTTCTCCAACTACAACAGTATTAGAATCTAAAAGCATCCTATTAGTACCGTTTTGCCAAAAATACATATAAGATGAGGCCAGCACTCCCGTCTGCCCATCTTCACTTGTTACAGTATTACCTGGAACACCAGCACCTGGAGGCCCGGCTGGTCCTTGCGCACCTGATATAGTTATGTTTTCAAATACTAAATTAGAACCGTTATGATACATCACTGATTGGTTTTCAGTTTCATCACCGAAAATTAACTTTTCATAATCTTTAAAATATAATCCGTCGTTTTTACTTCTTGGCATTGTATTCCTCCCTATAACATAGTTTTAAAATAATAACTGTACTTAAACACTCTCTACTCCTTATACCCTAATTTTTTCATAACATCTTTAGTGTACTTCATAAAGTAATCAACACATTCATTATCAAAATTCTCTTTTAATGTATGTACTGTTAACCAAGTTCCACTTCTTTGGTGACTTATTGTGTTTATCATTTAGCCTCCAATGCTTCTATACGTAATAATAGAGCGTCGTTAATAGCCTTTAGTTCTTGTATTGCTTTTATCATTGGGGCCATAAATTCACCATACCTAAGCCCATAAACATCAACATCTTCGTTGTATATTATCCCAGCAAAGTCAGTGTTAGTTTTACCTATATCTGCTATTGTTTGTTCTACTTCTTGAGCAATCATCCCATAATGAGTTCTTGAATATGTTTTTACTCTTTCATAAGGAGTTTCTACTTTTCTAGCTCTGGTAACAGTTCTGTAAATTCTGTACTTGTCACCTACTATTTCATATGACTCATCCTTATCTATCATAGACTCTAATTTTTTAATACCCTCAGATACATCTAAAAACCACTCACTTTCATCTTCGTAGTCTTCCATTACAACATCTACACCTGTTATAGTTTTATCTTTCCACTTGTAAGAAACAGGTCTTAGTTCACATATAAAGTCTAAACCTAAATTACTATCTACTATATCAGTCTTTAATCTCTCATCTGAGGTCTGTATGGCAGTGTTTGTTGCGTATATGTCGTCCCACCTATAGGAAGCATTACCAACATCATAGGTATCGTCTGTTGATGGTACTACCTCTCCGTGTACGGTTAATCCGTTAGCGGTTGTTCTAGGGGTAGCTACACCTATACAAAGTTTAGTTTCTGATGCTGTTCCAAATTCACCATACATTAGTGGGTTGGTTATATCATTTGTGTTTTCTAAATAGAACTTGTTGTTAAAATTCTGTAGGGTGGCTCCACAATTATGACCTATAAGCACATTATTTTCAGCCGCTCTAACCGCTGTTCCGGCCTCCCTACCTATAAAAACATTACGACTTGCGAATGTTGCGTTCTGTGAACCAAAACCTGTTTGAGAACCTATTAATATATTACTATGTCCATCTACAAAATATCCACTATAATAACCTATACACACAGTACTATCAATGTTTTCATAAAAACCAGATCTTGTACCAAGACACGCATTTTTTGTACCGGTAGTTATATATGCGCCTGATTGTACCCCTATCAGACAGTTATCTGCTCCAGTGGTTATACTGTATCCAGCCAATTCTCCAAAACACAGTGACTGCCATGTACGGAAAGAACCATAACTATAAGACCCTCCATTATTAAAACCAACAACTGTGGACCTGTTTTCATTGGCAGTATCAACATAAAGAGCGAGTTGTCCATTAATAAATAAACCACATGGATAAGTGGCTTCTGTCAAACCTAATATATCTATTCTTTTATCAACAGAACTTCTTATTGTTTCAGTACCATCTACAATTGTTGAAACATAGCCTGTACCGGTATCTACTACTGTTACGGAGGTATCTCCTGTTGTTATCGAACTACTTGGCCCACCAGAAGAAGCCGCCCACTTAAGTCCTGTTGTTTCTGCGCTATCCGCTGTAAGAACATAACCATTAGTTCCAACAGGTAATCTTGCCCCTGTTGTACTATAAGTAAATATATCACCTTTAGTTGTCAAAGGATGGGGTATTGCCCAGGTTGGATCTGAAGCAGCACCGTTTGTTTTTAGAAACGTCCCAGCGGTTCCTAAAGCCAATTCGGTTACAACACCAGTAGCACCACTATAAAATAGTTTCCAGTTATTAGATGTGTGATCTCCAGGGCTAGTCATGGCGTGACTTCTATTATGAATACCAAAACCTGTTACATAAGTTTTGATAGCTGATGTTGTTGCTAACTCATAATGCCCAGGACTGTCTGAGTTAGTATCATCAGAAAATGTTGTGTCTGTTATTCTATCTACTAATGCTCCTTCTTTTAATGCCATCTTTCCTGTATCATTAATAGACCATATTCTAACTTGTGAGGCTCTGGTTAAACCAGACGTTATGTGTATTTGCCCATGCCCTGTTAAACTACCTTCAACATGATCACCTTGATATCCTTTTATTGATAATCTGTTATACCAGGTAGGGATACTATAACTATTGTTTGTGTTATAATTAAATTCAATAGCACCAATATATTGAGGACCAGCGCTATTTCCAAATATACTAGATGGTGTGGTTATAGTTCCTTGGCTTTTACTAAAATGAATTGCTGGTGTAAGAGTAACAGACGCGTTTTGTAAATTAATTTTAGAGTTGTATACAGGATCAGCGATACTAAGTTGATAGTCTGATAACATAGTTTCTATCCCTAAATTTAAAGTATACATGTTGTTACTATTATTAGTGTTTCTTTTCCATACTCCTGTTTGTGCGTAGCTGTCTCCGGCACCGAAACTCAATCCTGTACTTGTTGCTGTTATTCTATGACGAGTTGCCTCTGTACCACCATCTACTTCTATTTTAGTAAGGTTGGTTGCTATAGTGTCTTCTATAGTATCAAAAAGAGAATTAACCTCTGTTTCAGTATAATACCTACCGTCGTGTGAAGAACTTGTGCTGTGATTAGTGAACAAAGTACCTATCTCTGTTTCAGTATAATATCTACTATCGTGGGAAGCACTTGCTGAATGATTAGTAATTAGTGTGTCTACTTCTGTTTCAGTATAATACCTACCGTCGTGTGAAGAACTTGTGCTGTGATTAGTGAACAAAGTACCAACCGCTACCTGTGTGAAATAACGAGCATCACCACGTGAGTCGTTGTGGTATTGAGTATGATCATCATCAGATAAGCCAGTAAGCATCCCGTGGTCATCAGGGGCGTCATTACCATCTATTCCTTGTTCACCCTGTGGTCCTTTGATGTTTCCGATAGCCGTCCAGCCTGAGCCCTCAATGTTTGTAAAAATATCCCCTGTGTAATCATTTAAATAATAATCTTGTATATCTCCTACTTCAGGAACAGGGTCAGAAGAATCATTCCACCATTTACTATTACCTATTCCATCCTCACCTTTCTCACCGGTTTCTCCCTTTAAACCTGCCATCGACCCTACTATATAGTGTAAGATATAATTAGCACTATCAATCTCACTAGAGAAGTCTACAGTAAACCCTGTTAAAGATTTTCTAATAATAGTCATCATATAAGAAGAAGGATATGTGTCTACCGTGTTCTCCATACTCAATGCTATTGTATAATTAGTTGTTGGCCAGGGTATTTCTACACCATACGTAACTTCATACTGAGATGCTTCATTTGGCAGTGCTACAGACCCCTCGAAACCTTCACCCGCTAAACCTACTGGCCCCTGTGGACCATCTTCACCCTGAGGTCCTGCTGGGCCTATAACCCCCTGTGGTCCTGCCACACCTTGAACCCCTTGAACCCCCTGCTCTCCTTGTGTTCCTTGTGGTCCTTGTGGTCCTGCTGGGCCTACCTCCCCCTGTGGTCCGGTACCGAAAATAAATCCATCGTTCCAATCTTGGGAAGTATTGCTTTGTTTTATATAAAGAATACCATTCTCTATATCTAAAAAACTAAATCCTTTTAATTCATCATCGTACAAAGCCCTCTCTAAAAAAGTACCAGTGGTGTTTGGTACAAAACTTTCTCCATTCTCACCTTTAGCACCAGGTGCTCCTGTAGGTCCTGTAGCCCCAGTTATTCCTGCTGAACCTGTAGCACCTGTTGGTCCTATAGGTCCTTGGGTTTGAGAGGTCTTTATTATCATACCTACTTCTTCTATTATTTTTATATTTAATTCATCATACGGTAAGGTCATTGTTTCCTCCTATAAAGTTTCTCTAGTGACAGTCTCATGAAATATAACTTTGCCGGTTAAAAGACCGTACCGTTCTCCAGCATTGTTTGTTGCTACTAAATCCCATACCATATTAGTACTAGAGGTAGAAGAACCTAATTTGATAGGGTTGATTGCTGTGATGTTTATTGTAGTATCATCTGTTAGTGATATAACTACAGTAGAAAACTCAAGAGACCAGGACACATCGAATTCAGCTATAAGTATGTCTGAGTTATATGTGGGCCTTATCTGGGCTTTAAAAGACCATCCAGTAAAGTCTATTAATTTATCATCCCCATCAGTAAGTTCATATGTATTTTTAAAATCTCTATCTCTGTAAATATCTAAGTCTTGATTTATTGGTTGTGATAGCATTATCCCCCCTAATTTCTTATAAGTTCTACTGTTATTTTATTCCTTAGGTAGCCTCTTAGTTTTGATTCTATTACTGTTGACCTACTTCTGAGACTTTGATTGTTTACAACATAAGCAACTGCTACAGTTCCGGTCACCTGTTCTTTAGTGATGTAGTCGTCTTTAGTAAGGATGGGCTCTAATTCAATGGTGCTATCAGGTAAACACAGTACTGCGGCCTCACATACTGAATCAATTACATTTTGAGGTATACTGTTACTGGGAACCAATCTATCGTCATCATCATATAAATCTATCCTTGGCCACGCCAATGGCTGATCCTGTACACTTCTTCTACCTTTCCATGGTAGATTGTTTATATACCTTGTGGCCCTCATTAAAGCCTGCTCTTTAATTATAGTAGTTAAACCTATATCATTCCATGCGTCGTAACCAACTATATTACTGTAGGCCCCTACACCAGATACTGTTATATAACTGTTAGCATAAGCAACACCTGTACCATCTTCTACTATTATATCTACCATTGTTATCTCCTATAACAAACTTATTTCATTTGTATATACTTTTAAATCATCCTCATGGTTCTTTAATGCCTCTAAATAAGCGTTGTCTAAACTCGCTTGTTCATTTCTATACAAATTAAGAAGGTTCCATAGTACATCTGCTTTTTCTGCGTCTATACCAAACCACTTTCTCAATCTAAATATTGGGTCACTGGTTATAATTAGATTTACTATTTTACCAAATAAGTAATTACTATATACTGTTCTTTGGGTACTGTTCCATATATCTAAAACATTGTATAATGTGGTTGTGCTTGTGTCTGCTATACCACTAGCTACAGTAAAGAAGTCTGATTCGTGTAAATTTAATGCTAATCCATCTGTTAACATGTTTAAGTCGGTAAGTACTGAATCAATTCCGCTTGACGTAAGTATATCTGTTTCCCAAGTACTACCAAAATAGTCATAAAAGTACGCTCTAAAATCCTCATCTAAATACGTATAACCATTAAAACCTTCAACCTCAACCATTTTCTCCTAATCCTCCTTTTAAGTTAGTTAATTAACACTCACTAATAAAGAGGTTAGTTTATTAGAAAAGAAGGAAGGAAGGAAGGGAACCTAGCACTACTATTAAACAGTACTACTACACACTCAGTACTACTATTAAACAGTACTACTATTATATTATTATTATTGTGTCGGGCCAGATATAGGCCCTTTAGAAGCGATTGTTTGATTCAGTATAGTACCGTATCAACAAAGAGATGA